TTTTATCGTCTCCTTTGTTTGGAAAGTTTGTTTGTCTTTCCTCATCATCTTCCAACTGAGCATAACAAACTGCGAGTCTTTGAGAGTTATCGTCATACTCTTTCATAAACTCATCGGACATACATCTCTCGATAAATTCCTCGTTTGTTTCGTTTTCTTCTTTACTCGGTATCGGCATTGTCTTCTTCTTCTACGTCTCCAACTGGAGCAAAGTTTAACGGCATAAATAATTGATCTCCTTCTGGACCTACTCTGTTCAAGTCTTCCATTCGTCTTATCTCATTAATAGACAAAGCTCCTATACTTGCCATTTCTCTATAATAACTTGCACGACTTGAGCTATCTCCTCTAAGTAAAGCCTTAGCATCTAGCTTTACGGTAAACAAACCAAATTCTCTATCTCTGAATAGCTTTCTGTTTAGCTCTTGCTCGACCATTACCATATAAGGCATAAGAGTAAATCTAACAAAGTCAATACTTAAAGCTTCAATAGATGAGTAGTTAGCAGCTTTTTCTAAGTGACCAATCAAAGACAATGGCACTTTAAATATCCTAGCAACTTCTTCAATTTGAAAACGTCTAGTCTCTAAAAGCTGATACTTATTTGCATCAATGTTAGTTTGCTCAAACGTCATTCCCTCCTCAAGAATAGCAGTCTTACCAGATACAAACGATCCAGAATAATTCTGATTCCAAGAGTTCTTCAATCTTGCAACAGCTTCTTTACTTAGTTTGCCAGGATGCTTGATAACTCCACCTACTTGAGCAGAGTTTCCGAGATAACTATTTGCAGTATCATTAGCAGCTATTGAAGTTGCAATTGTTGTGTTCTGTGCTTTCAATACGCTTACTCCTTCATAACCAGTAAAAGATAAGTTGAAGAAGTGTAACATATCTTCTTTCATTACTCCTATCTCATAGTCTTTTATGTCGTAAAAGATTTGTCCATCGTGCTTAATTACTTTAACATCTTTTGGATTAATAGGAATTAGTGAGATTGGTCTAGCACTATTATCTCTCTCAATATAAAAATACGCATTCCCCTCTAGTAATAAGTTGGTCATTAGAGTATCTAGGAATGTGTATGGTGTCATATACTCGTTAGGATTACGAGCTAGTAGTCGGTAGATTGGATGGCTGACGTCAGTAATCTTATCGTCATCCTCCTCGACTCTGTAAACTTTTATGGGTAGACTTGCTATTGATTCGCTGATAACTCTAACACAAGCAAAGACTGCACTAAATGTTAAAGATGTATCTCTGTTAACTGCTGTTTTGTTGGCTGCACCATAACCACCAAACACAGCTCTTAAAAAATTATCTCCACGCTTTTCTGAACGTAGGAAGTCAAATAGTCCCATAAAATTGTAATTACATTACAAAGATAAGAGATATCGCAAAAGTCATATCCACATTATACCTCTATCGTCATAGGTAGATGAGTCGCTACTATCGTCATTCATATAGCATCCTAGAGCCATAACAAGAGCTACCATTCCATCAATCTTTTCGCTTGACTTACTCTTATCCATTTTAATATTACCCGCTGGATCAGTTTTCATAGCTAAGTTTGAACACATCCAACGTAGTACTTTATTCCCAGCGTGATTAATTTGTTTGCCTAGTACGAGCTTCTCGAGTTCTTTGGTCGGACTTGATAAACTACCAAATCCTTGTCCGAAAGGTTCACAAGGTAAACCATCCTCAGATAAATCTATTATTAATTGGCTAGAGTTCCATCTATCGTAGGCAATAGATTTAATGTTTACAACCTCAGCCACTTCTTTTATTCTACGCTTGATGTAGTTATAGTCAGTAACATCTCCCTCAGTCAGTTCCATCAATCCCTCTTTCTCCCAACCTATATAATCAACTTGGTCACGTCTTGAACGGATAAAAGCATTATCCTTTGGAGCAAAGAAGTAAGGAATTACCGTAAACCTATCATCCTCTGGAATGATTAAAGTGAATGCGCTGATGTCTCTAACCGAAGCTAAATCTAATCCAGCGTAAGCAGTCATCCCTTTGTAATCTTCTAAGTGTATTGGAGCTTTATTGCACTCCATCCATTGCTGGTCACTAAGCCACTTACTAGCTGATGACATCCATTGATTTAGGTGTAACATTCTAAAAGTGTTTTCATAGCTTGGTAGCTTGATAGCTTTCTCTTGTTCTCTTTTGAGATAGTCTAATTTTACAACTCCACTTTCAAGTCCAGGATTAGCAATCTTCAAAGCCTCCTCACTTGTCCAATCTGTTTCTAAATCACAAGCATACTTGACATAGTAAAAACTAGAGTCTTTGATTATACCCTCTGATACTTTACGACCATACTCCTCAGTCTTGTAACATATCGACTCACGATTATAACCAGCAGTTGTAATTGCTATTGTCAAAGGTTGCCTTCTACTACCAACCGAAGTAGTCAAGGCATCCCATAGGCTTGAGTCTTTTTGAACAAAGAACTCATCCATACAAATGAATGAAGCGTTATATCCAAACTTAGAACTTGCCTCAGAACTAATAGCCTTAAATGCTGAATTGCTTTTCTCGTGGATAATAGAGTTCTTAAATACTTTTAGATTCTTGTTTAGTTGATTGTCAGCTCTAACCATTGAACTAGCTACATCAAATATAATACCAGCTTGTTGTCTATCTCCAGCAGCAATATAACATTCAGCCGAAGGCTCGTTGTCGGCTAGTAACATATACAAAGCTATTGCAGAGATGAGAGTTGACTTTCCGTTCTTTCTTGGTAGACAAATGTAGGCAGTCCTGAATCTTCTTAGTCCATTATCACGATACTTCCAACCGAATAAATCTCTGACTATTGTTTTTTGAAATGGTTCTAATTTAAATGGCTGTCCTCCTAACTCACCCTTAATATGCTTGATATGGTTCTCTATAAAATAGATTACTCTATCGGCTGCCTTGTCATCAAAGTAAAAAGTCTTATCTTCTTTAAGTTTCATTAGTCATATTTACCAGATATAACATCTCTTGTTACATCACTTTTATTAGCCTTTATGTATTTTTTGCTTTTATGTTTTAAACCAGTTTTTAATAATATTTCTATTTTAACCACTTCATAAAAGTCATCTTTTAGTTTATGTTTATTAAAAAAATATTTGTATTGTTTTTTGTATAATATTGGATATTTATCTACATAAAATCTTGAAAATAAAATATCATTTAATATAGTAATTTTATTTTTACTTTTTAATTTTAAATTGCAAACAACTATTTCTCCTTCTTTAATTTCCATTAAAATAAACTTGTTTGTGTAAGATATGGTGTCAATCTTTTATAAGACTGATCTATATATTCTTGAGTTATTTCTGTTCCGATGAAGTTTCTTTTTAATTTTGCTGCTGAACAAGCTGTTGTGCCTAAACCACTGAAACAATCATAAACTAAATCGCCTTCTTTTGAAAAGTATTCTATAAAGTAGTTGGACATTTGTATCGGCATAGTAGCACCGTGTCCTTTGAAAGACTCTTTTTTGTTCCATTTTTGAATATTTGGAACATAATTATTATTTGGAAAATTATTATATGTAAAATTCATTTTATCATCTTTACCAAGTATTAATACAATTTCATAGCCAGTAGCTAACTTACCTTTAACTATCTGAGATAAACTATGTTTATGCCATATAAAAATATCTTTTATGTTTTCTGAAAATTCTCCAATTAATTTATAATATGTTTTTTTATTGTTAGATAAAAATTGAAAATTAAAAAAAACATAATATTTATTTGTTCTTATTAGCTCTTGTATTATTTTTTTAATCCATTTATAATATTCAAATTCTGATAGATTGTCTTTATATTCTTTGTAAAAATTACCAACTTCTAAACTTTGTCCACCAGTATTATAAGGAGGTGAAGTTATAGTAATATCAAAAAAATCATCATCAATTTTACTCATAAATTTCAAACAATCCTCATTATATATTTTATTTATTTCCATTAGTCAAAGAAGTTAAAATCGTCAGTCCTTTCCTCATCTTGTTCTGGCATACTAAGGGATGCTCTACTGCTCGGAGTAAATCCAAATTGCGTAGCAATTTTCATCGCATTCTGTAAAGCGTTTTGCATTACCTTATACTTTGGTGCAATCTTACTAGACCTTAATCTTCCGTCTTTGTCAACTGTCTGCTCTGTAAAGTTTCCTTGTAACTCTTGAGCTATCTCTCTGTAAATTCCTATCTCATTACAATACGCTGCAAGAATTGATAAGTCTGTCAAGTGTAACATCTTAATATTGGCTAGTTCGTTAGTGACCAAGTGCCATTCGTCTGCGCCTTGTTGATTGAGAAAGGAGGGAGCCGAAGGCATACTTATAACTTGAGATGTCTCCATTTCATTTCCCACCAATCTGGATTTCTCTAGTGTGCCTTTTAGCTCCTTTACTTTTGTTGGTATTTTTTTCCTTCCTCTCAAAATATTCTAGTTTGTGCTTGGTGTTCTTTAATTCTTTTTATAGCTTTATCATAATACTCCTTGTCTAATTCGTAACCCTCTAAGTCATAGCCTATATTATGACAAGCAATAGCTATACTTCCAGAGCCTAAATGAGTATCTAAAATTTTATCTCCTTCATTTGCGTAGTTCATTAAAAGCCATTCATATAACTTAACTGGTTTTTGTGTTGGATGTATTTTATTTTTACAATCATTTATATAAGCATCTGCTCTACTATACTTAAATACTTTAAATGTATTAAAGTTAGTTTTAGCTAATTCTCCCTCTTTAAAGTTACCACTATTACCTTTATACCATATTATAACTCCACTATCAGAAACAAAATTAAAATAATTACCTCCCCAAATTATATATTTTTTACTGACTCTTTGTAATTCAACAAAATACTCATCACTAGGGATTTCTTTATCCCAATTAGATGTGTGATAGCTTCTATATGTTCCAGCATTTTTTGTAAATCCTTTTTTACCTCCTAACTTATTTTGGTTAATATCTGCATCAATCCCATAAGGAGGGTCAACGATAGCCAAGTCAAATTCATTATCTTTCATAAGCTTCATAGCTTCCAAACAATCTTGGTTATGTATTTTATTAATATCCATCTGAACTTAAACTGGTTTTAGTTTGGTATATCTATACCCCCACGATTTAGGTCTAATTTTGCGTATAAAAAATGAAAAC